CTTTTTCTTAGCCCTCTCTTGCTCTGCCGAAGAAATCTCCTCCTCAACCTGCTTTCCTCGGCGTTCTTTTTCTATGAGCCTCTCAATCTCTTCGTTGTCGGCCTTCGCCTTCTCTACCCTCCTCCTGTCTTCCGCGGAGGAGATCTGCTCTTCGGTCTGCTTGGCTCGTCGCTCTCGCTCAATCAGGGCTTCTGTGTCGTCCTGTGGTGTTGAGGTCGCGGCCGCCAGGGCTTGCTGTGCTCTCCTTGCCGTTTCTATAAGGTTATTGAGCCTGCGAGTCTGCGATTCGATCACAGACGGGTCGACTCTAGGGTCCAAGGACAGGCTTTCGAGTTGCGCCTGAGCGCGGATGGCGGCCTGCTGGTACTGCTGAAGTGCCTCGACCTGTCCTGCAATCGCGCCGTCTTGAAGGCGAGAGGAAGGCAGTGCCCCTGCTCTCTGGGTAGCTGCTGCCGACTGACTGAGAACCTCAAAAAGCGCGGGGTTTTTGAACTGAAGCTCGGTTCCGGTGAGACTGCGGGATGCAAGCTGCTGCGCCTGAGCGAGTCTTGAAATGGCTTGCGTGGTTTGCTCGACTCTGCTTTGGACCGCGGCGAACGACTTCTCGCTTGGAGAACGTCCCCTCTCAATCAACTGAAAGAGCAACTCGGCTTGCCTTTGAGCTCTTCCAAGTGCTGGCGCAAAGTTCGCCTGCACCTCAAGAGACAGCCTGTTGAAACTGCTGGCAGCGTTTTCCAGCGGCTTGTTTATCTGCTCCGCTGCCGATGTCAGCCTGCGGATCTGATTAGCCTGCTCTTCTGTCCTGATATTAAGAGGGGACGAGAGAGCCGCTTTCAGCTGACGCTCAAGACGCTGGATCGGAGTGAATATCTTTTCCAAAGACTTCACAGCATCAGTAGAAGCCCTATTCAGGCTGCTGTTGATGCTCGATCCGAACTTGTTCCAGTCCTGAATGCTTCCGCGCAGCTTCTTCGACAAGTCCGACGTATTCGCCGTAACTACTGCGGAGATTTTGCCGATGTAGCCGCTTGCCATTCTACTCCTTGAGCTTCATCAGCTCACTCCACATTTCACTGCTGGACTGCTCGGCTTTCTTCGCTGTCGGGATGAACTCTTCCTCTTTAGGAATGCTGTTTCGCTTGTAGTTCCCACTCGCGCACATTACTATCCGGCAAATGCGGGCGGTCTGCTGCCATGGGTCCGGCAGCGGCCACCGCTGATCGTAGGCATACCACTCACTGAGCTCTTGGCTGTCGAGCTCACTGAGCAGCTGCTTTACTGTCTTCCCCAGCGAGAGAGCTAGCTTGAAGTAGAAGCGTCGCTCTGGTCGCTGGCTGAATCGTTTCCCAGTGCGTCGACATCCTCGCTGCGAAACGCATTGAGCGCCCACGCTGCGTCAAACAGTCTGTTAAGCACAACAGCCGACTTTGAACCTAGTTCGTCCGCTTCGCTGTCTTTGTACAGCCGCTCGCCGGCTTCGTCACAGAGTGTCAAAACCAAAAAGCGAGCACGGAAGTTTTTCATCTTCTGCTCGGAGTAGCCTTCCTCGAAGGCGTCACGCTCAGTGCCAGAAAGAGTCTTTATGCACACAGAACCGCCCCACTCCGGCACCTCAACGGTGTCTAGCCTGACATCGTTTGCCATCTTAATGGCGTCTCTGCTTAGAACCGACATGAAAACCTCGCTAACTTGGAGTGTAGTCGGTCCAAAGGAAACTAAGGCTCCCTCGGACCAGATCTCCAAACTGCGCTTCCTCACTCGCGTTCTGGAGTACAACGTTCTTGGACACAGAGAAACCCTGTGACGTGAAGGCGGCGCTTCCCACGCCGCCTATCAATGAGTTTGGGTCTACCTGACCGCTGTAGCGGAGATAGTCAACCCTGATCGACCCGCCTTCATACTCGCCGGTCGGTACGAGAACGTTTACATGAGCACCCTCAGTGCTTGACGACATATTCGCCATCTTTGCGGTGCCTGTTTCGACAGAGACTCCAGTGACGTTCGCCGTCATGTTGCCTTTGTCGCTCGTGAACGTAAAGGTTCCGCCAGCGGCTGTAAGTCCCACGGGCCAACCCCCAGACTACGCAAGCCGCATAGTGGCAGAGCCACGGACAAAATCGCCGACAGAGCCACCGAGCGATGCAGACGAGATGGTTGCATTGCCACTGAATGACATCGGCCCTGTGATCGCCAAAGCCCCGCTGGCTCCGGCAGTCAGGATAGCTGAGGAGATGTAGTCGATCTGAACCTCTCGGTCAGTCGCAAACCCGCCAACGAAGATTCGCTTGCCGTTTGGTGCGACGTTCAGATGCGTTGCGTCGAGGAGGTCTTGCGTGTCATTGACCTGCACGTTCGTAACAGTGACGTTGCTGCCGCCAAATGTGAAAGTAAGACCTTGGGCTGAAGTTGCCATTGCGCCTCCTTGCGCGGGTTTTTGTGTTAGGACGTAGCCTCGGACCAGCGAATCTGGTATAGCTGGCGGGTTTCATATGCTGGCGGTAACTGCGCACCCACCGCCGATGGGTCGAGGTAGTCATCCGTTTCTGAGACTAGCCTTATATCATGTATTGTAACACCTGCCGCTGTGCCCGTGCGCCCATCCAGCGTTAAGCGAACGTAGTCCGACAACTGCCTCGCTGCGTCGTGCGTTAGCGACCAGGATGCCACTTGCAGGTTGACCTCGGGCATAAACAGCGGCCCTCCGAGCGAGTGCTCCCTGCTAATGTTTGCCCTCTTATAGACAATGAACGGGAACTCAGCCCCGTCAGGAACTGCGACGGGGTAGATGTTGAACCCGACGCGGATCGCGACCTCTGGGGTTGTTGTCAGCCACTCGTAGACTGCGTGCTCTGGGGCGAGTATCAACGACGCCTCCTTTGCTCAATGAGCTTTACAAGCTCGCGTTCAAGTACAGAGAACGACTCATTTCTGCCCCTTCGGATAGCCATCTCCATGGCATGACTGGCCGGCATCGCGGGGTATGTCTCCCCCGGCCCAAGTGTGTAAGGCCGCGTTTTTCCACCGCTTGTTTTGACGAATGCTCCGCGGCCTTCCCGTCGCTCAGGGTTCTCTTCATTGATGCTTCCCATGAGGAAGTAGTATCCACGACCCATTCGCTCGAACTGTTTGTTGTTAAAGGCGACTCCGTCAGTGTTGACTCGAGACATCCTGCCATTGATACGCTGATGAACATTCAGGTATGTGCGGCGGCCTTGTGTGCCGGCACGCCTTGGCCCCGTGCCGAACTCGACGAGCCAGCTGTGATTTCCAGCCCCTTTCTTTTCGACGTCCCATTCCTTCCCGCTCACCACATGGACGGGGCCGCCGACAGCGATGCCAACTCCAGGGTATTTCCTTCGGCCTTCCCTGACAGTAACGCTTCTCTCAAGGTTTCCCGTCACGCTCGAGATATTCTCTTTGTATATCTCCATGATCGGGCGTGCGGCTTTTCTTGCTGCTGACGTAAGCGGCTTCGTTCCGTCCTCCCCCAGCCTCGTCGAAAGACGAAGTAACTCTTGTGTTAGGGCTTGGATGCCAGTGAGCTTTACGCCAACAAACTGCCCCGCCCTCTGAGAGCCTGTCTGCCCGTCTTCGAGGAGGCGAGGCAATGTCCCTGGAATTGGTACTGCCATCTACTGCACCTCCCGAGCAAGGATTTCACAGTATTCCCTGTTATTTCTATCGGTGACGCTGGCGATTTCCATCGTCCTGCTTCGCCATATCATCCTGCTGGTGTGGTCAACGTCGCTGCGGTATCGGATGATGATCTTGTGGGTCGCCATCACGTTTGCTTGCTGGGCTTGCATGATGTCCCGAGAAGACATGCCGTCGACGCTGGCCCATACAGTCGCAATGTCAGACCACGAGAGCTTCGCCTCGCCCGAAGGGCTGCGTGTCTTTGTCGGCGACTGGAACGTCACCCTTTCTCGCATCTTGCCTGATCGGAGCATCGGCTATTCTCCGAGGAGCATGACAGTGTAGGAGGCAGTTCCGCTGATCGCCCTCACTGAAACCTGCGGCGGTGCGGCTGGCGTGATCCCCTCAACGCCTGGATTTGAAACAACAGAGACCTCGCCGCTGCGAGAGCCGACGTACATCTCTGGGATCATCCCAGATGTTTCCATGATCGCAGACGGTGTCGCTGAGAAAGCGAGCCTGCGAACTGATGTCACATTGAGTACATCAAAATCTTCCCCCGCGGCGGTCTTGTACTGAGAGAAGTCGACAACCGCCAGTGTTGTCCCGCATGTCCCAGAGACAATCGCGATCTTCCCACTCGAGTAGGACTCAGCCGATGCGGCGTTTACCACCTTCATGGAGGCGGTGCCATCTTTTTCGTGGAACAACGCCGACGTTGAAACGAGTCCCTCGAGGCTCATTGGTAGTTCCCCCAGCCACCCATCGCGATGAGTGTCTCAAACGTGTACGGGATAGGCAGGTTCTGAGCCGTGGAGCCAACAGTGACTGGCTCGCGAGAGGCAAACCAGTGGCCGCAAAGGAGCAAAATCCCATGCTTCACGGTCCCTGGAACGCTCGCCGACGTCGTGCCGTAACCAGCCTTGTAGGTCACAACGACGCTATTCTCGTCTCCTCGCACTGCCGGCCAGACCTCGTTGTAGTTTGGGTAAACACGGCCAGGAATCACGGCCGCGTCAACCTGGAAGCTGCCTGCGTCGCTGGTGATCGTCTGGTTGCTGCCGGACTCGTCACGATATGTGATCGAGACGTTGCTGCTGACCATCGGAGGCCGAGGCAGAGTAAGCTCCCAGAGAGGAAAAACGTCATACTTCGCGACCCACGTCGACTCGATGAACGTGGCGTTCAACCGCTCCTCGCAATACTCTCGGGCGACCGTAATGAGCGTTGATATGTATGCGTCGTCTGCGTCAGTGTCCACTCTGAGGTGAACCTTGGCCTCGGAAAGACTCACCGGCTCCACTGCGGGTGCGACAGTCCTCACGAGGCTTCTGTAAGGTGTGACGCCGGCAGTGGGGGTCTGTGGTGTGACGTAGACTATCGTGCTCATTTCTTACGCTTTCTCCTCGGCTTTGCCGTGGCTTTTTCTGTGCGTTGCTCAAGGCTCGCCGTCTCGATTTCGGCCATCTCGAGAGGCTCGATAAGCCCCCTTGCAATGAGTATCCTTGCAAACGACGGTTGCCAGTCGAATGTTTGGCCGCGACGGTATGTCCCGAAAGACCTTGTCACTACTACTTTCATTTTACTATTCCCCAGGCTTGCTCTGGGGGCTTCTGACCGGAGTTCCAGTATCCAGTCGTGTGCTGCTGGACAACGCCGTCACTCGCTTGTCGGCTCGGCCATGTAATCATTAACTCTGCGTGGCCGATCGAAACATTCGTGGCAATGCCAAGTTTGTTTCCTGCCGAGACAAAGTTACGCCAAAATGCAATGTCTGCATCTTGATGACCGCCATTCCACTCGCCGTCTTCGTTTGGCGTGGCAACAAACCATGGCTTCTCCATCCGCTTGATGGCTTCGGTGCGGATCATGGTGCAGCCGAAGTGCGCTGTGCCAACAGGCTGGACTGGCTTTTCAAACCAATCATCTGTGACCTCGGTGGTTTTGCTCTCATCAATACCGAGCGGTGCGAACATGACCGCCTTGCTCTCCCTCTTTGTCTGAAGAGGAGCGACGGCGTCATAGCCTGAGTGCATGAGAAGCGCCAAGAGTGCTTCTACTGTCCTCGCAGTAAAGATTGAGTCATAATCAATCGTAAGCACCACATCGTGGTCGTCGATTACGCTCTCAATGCTCCTGGTGATACACTGATCCCAGAATGCACCTGTGTACTTAATCGGTGCGATCTTGTGTGGCGCAAGTGCTGCGGCAACAGTAAAGAAATTGTCAGTGAAGCCGAGGCGCGGGGTGCTCATGAGAGCAGCTACGCGCACCTCGGCTTCACAGTTACCTACGCTAACAAGCATGGAATGCTCCTTGGGGAAGGAGCGGGCTCGCGCCTCCATGCGCTGTCGTTGGCCGTCCTGGCCTAAGCCCGCTATGCGGGATCAGCCATTAACCAGAGCAGCAACGCCGGCGGCTGCTGCGTTTTCTGGGGACACTTCGGCGCGGCTCAGGCAGGCCACGAGCCCACAGGTTGCCGTAGCACCTGGGGTGTAGCTCACCTTCAGATACCGCTTGCGGGCACGGCAGTCGACATCGAGCTTTACGATGTCTGTCGTGCTCGTGCTGCCTGCTGCGGCGGGGATCGTGAAGCCCCCAGCACCGTCGCCGACCAACGCAGTTACGTTCGCGTAGCTGCTGGTGGTGTCGCCCTCTTCAACCTTCAGCACGTTCGCGAAAACAGTGCTGGCGTTGCCGGCACGCATAACCTTGATGCTCGCAGCATCGTAGCCAAGCGTGTCGATGGTGAGGGTTGCCGTTGCGGTTGCACCAATAGCTGCCGTCGGCACGCTGGCTACAACCTTTTCATTCTGAGAGTGAATCATCTCTAGGTTTTCTCCAAAGAGCTGTTATTAGGCGGCGGTCTTGAGAGCGATCACAGGGCCAGCGGTCGAACCGTCGCCGAGGCTGTGATGGTTGATATCGAATCGCATGGTTCCCTGGAGCAGGAGTTGATCTGTGGTCGCGTAGACCTGATCAAACAGCCGCACCGAGAAGTCCCGGCGACGGGCGTAGATGCTGGAGAGCCCGACGTTTCCGAAGAGCACCTTGACGGCCGAAGCATCGGCACCAAGCGTGCTGTTCATCACATGCACGACCTGAACGGGATAGCCGAGGAACGAATCCACCAGGCCACCGCCCATCTCTTCGCCTGTCACGCCACCAGCGGCATACTTCAGTCGCTGGATCGAGGCAGCGTAGCCAGCGGGGCTCACAAACCACCGAGCACCTTGACGGGCATAGATCGGCAGCTTGCCCATCGCACCCAGGAAGTCCTCGAGGTCGAGGGTCTCGAAGCTCGTGTTGCCGCTTGCAGCGGTGTGAACGCTGGCTGCGTGGTCGCCGTTGTTGACCTTTTCGACAAGACCTCGCATCCCGCCGTAGCTGGAGGTGCCGTCAGCAGTCCACCCACAGAGGTCGATCTTGTAGGCCAGGGACGTGGCGAACTCCATCGTGACTTGGTCTGCAAGATTCACGAGGGCGTCTTCCACAACCTCGCTCGACATGCGGCAAGAAACGGCCAGCTTCTTAGCAACAAGGTTCACGTTGCCGTAGGTCGGCTCGCTCTCGGTGATTGCCGAGCCTTCACCGATGAAGTAAGCCGAGGTGCCGGTGAGCCGCTTCGGGATCACCATCGTGTCGCGAGTCATCGACATGGTTTCCACGCCAGAGGCGGGAAAAGTGCCGAATTCCTCGACCCGACGGATAACCTGAGAGGAGAACTCCTCTGGGACGAGGGCACCGCCAGACGAGTTGCTGCCTTCGTTCATCGCACGGGCTTCAACGCCGTGGTCGCGGCACCAGCGGAGGTCGTCTTCGTTGCGGAAGACGTGTCCGCGGATCCAGCGGCCGACGCGATATGCCTGCTCGACGGAATCAGGGCCGTCGTTGAAGCAGCGGAGGCTCGTGTGATGAGGCAGGATCTGCCGCACCTCGAGGGGCTTCTCAGCAGCAACCTCAACAGGAGCCGGAGCGGCCTTCTCGACCACGCTGCGAAGCTCGGCTTCCTTAGCGGCCAGCCGCTCCTCGAACTCAAGGTCAGTCTTGACCTTGTCGGCCTCGTTTGAGAGACGGCCGATCTCGTCGTTCTGGTCTTCGCTTCGCTCTTCGATAGAGGCGAGCTCGCTCATCCGCGAAGCGATCGCGGCTGCACGGTCCTGAAGTCGCTTGATGTTGCCTGCCATGTCGGCTTGCTCCTAAGTGAGCCGGCCGATTGGCAAACTATGCGCGACGGCCGGCGGGGTTGTCTTGTCCCGCTAGCACGCCGCTTCACGAATCCTCGTGTGCTCGTACTGCTCTCCTCATCATCCGACGAGGAGCAATGTGTATACATGTATTCTATTGACTGACTTGGTCGCCGTGCAAGTGGTTTCGCAGTTTTGACAATGTCACCATGGCCCGCAGGTCTAATGCCACCTTCATGGCACGATCGTTTTCGATCTGCTTTACCTTGCGAGCGGCAAATTCCTTTGCTGCGTCGCCGCCCCAGAGCTCTCTGGCTACGAAGAACGGCGAGTAATCAGGTGGCTGATCCCACCCCTCAGACTTGCTTCCTCGGTCATGCCTAGCAAACCAGGCGTTCATCTCGACGATCCAGTCTCGGTTCATCTCTTCTCGGCGAGCGAGCTTGCCTGCTCGAGCGATGGTCTCTGGCTTGATCCCATCGCCGCTCTTGCCTTCTTCGTGGAGGCGCAGCCCGCGTTCAGCAGCAGCGGCCATTGCGGCAGTCGGCTTCATATCGACGTCTCGCTCGTCGTCCGGCTCTTCTTCTGGCTGCGGGGCAGGGAGGTCTTCGATCTTCTCGAGTGCCGTGAAGCGGTGGCCGACCTGGACCCCAACGGGGACGTACCCGCCGTCCTTCTCTCCATATACAGAGATCAACGCTGCCGGGTCGTCTGGAGTGCCATTGATCGTGAAGTCTGAGTCGGGAACGTCGATCTGGCCTTCTTCGACGATTTCGTCAATCTTTCCTTGGCTCGGGCCATTGCTGGTTTTCCACTGCACGAAATCGCCGACCTTTAGGTCATCAGGCTCGGCACGCTCCTCTTGTGGGGCCGCGGCCATCTCAAGGGCTCTCTTGCTAACGTAGGACTCGGTAGCCAGATACGCAGGTGTATCCACGGGGCCGACGTCGCCCAGGTAAGAGATCTTCTTGATCGTTCGGACCATGGTGCCGTCGGCATCCTTGCTCCACGACTCGTCTGCGGGTTGGATGCGGAAGGCAAAGCTGGACCCAGTGACGTCGCCCCTGTCGATCAACTCAACAAGGTCTGCTGCGGCCTTCGGCGGGTCAATCTCGTACTCAATGCCTCGCTCGCTTTTGTTGAGACGCAACGTCCCCGAAGTCGTCCTGCCGATCACTCGCTCGTGGTTGTACTTAGCAAAGACGTCCGGCGACTGACCCATGACCTCATCGAATGCACCGGGCTCGATGACCTCAACGAAACCGCCGAGATTCTGCGATCGTGAGTTGAATACGGCCGCAACGCCGCGGATGACAGTACGCCCGTTCTCGTCGTCCTTGACGAGCATTGCGGGGCTTTCGGCGATCAGTCGTCGTTCAAGTTCGCGCGGTTCGTCCATGACGCGAGTACCTCCTCATATGGGCTGCCGGATCTGTGGCATTCCAGCAGTAGTTCGTTGCTCTTGGTCATCCAATTTTCAGCGAAAACGTCGATGTCGACGCCAAGAGGTTCAGCTGCATCCCTGAGTTCGACGCGGATTCTTTCTGCAATCGACTCGATCCAGGCTTTGAGCTTCGCTGGCTTGTTTCGTCGTTCCGCGATTCCGTCTGCTTCGACAGATGCGATCTTTCGCAGAGACTGCCTGAAGATGATTGAAGCAGTTGATCGCTGGGCTTCGGGGTCTTCGGGCATCGGTTCCGCCGGCCCGGCAGGCTGCTCCGTGGTCGTGGAAGGTTGCCCCGTCGGGTTTTCTTGGGTGAACGCATCAAGAAGCTGCATGTTGACCTGGACAAACCGACGCTCGCCTCCTTCGATGGGGTTAAGCCCCTCGCTGGCCCTGATTTCGTTGACGCTCAGGACTCCCAGGTTGAACATCGTCCGAGCCCACTCACTCCTGGCCTGGTAGTCGCCAGCCATCAAAGCGGTGACATCGAACGAGGCGAAATACTGGCCGTCATCAACGATCAAGTCTCGCCTGATCGCAGCCTCCCAGCGGCGAAGGTCTGGCATCAGGCTGAACGTCACAAAGTCCCGGCCTTGCTGCTCGACAGACGAGTACGATGACTTCGTGAGGTCGCCGATCATGTAGACAGGCACCCGCATGGCCCTGGCAACGGACTCGACAGCGAATCGACGCATAGCAAGGAGCTCGTCCTCGGAGTTGCTCGACTTGAACTCCTTGAGGTGCATCCCGTGAGGCAGGACCGCGGTTTTGTATGCCTTCTCAGGGCCGCGGTGCATGTCCTCCCACTGCTGCCGGAATCGCTGGAGAGCCTCCGGTTTGTGAGGCTGATCCGTCTCGATCACGCTTCCACTGCGAGCGTTGTTGCCGAAATATGCACTTGAATGGAGCTCCATCGCACGAGCCAGTGCAATCGCGTCGCGGCTTAGTGATGTTGCGACGTAGCCTGTTACGCCATCCTGAGACAGCCAGCGGATGTGAAGGATCTCGTCCTGTGAGTATTCCGTCTCAACGGGCCGATCGGCCTCGCGGTAGTAATACCGAAGCCGACCATTCTCAAGACGCTTGACCGTCATCCTGCTGGGGTGCAACGGGATGAGCTCGTCGACGGCACCTCGACGTCCTGCTTTGATTAGGGCGTAGGCATTTCCCCAGAGGAGAACCCATGAGTGGAGGAGCTCTCTAAACTCAAAGCTCGTCATCCATCCGTTTGGCCGTATCGCCAGGACTTCCTGGAGCGGCAGGTCGTCCGCGAGCTCTTTCCCGCCGTCGGGGAGCTTTCGATAGATGTTCAGCGGGAGGCTTGCCAGGCTCTCGGCCTTAACGCGGACGCAGGCAAGCACAGCATCGCATTGGAGGCTTGATTCGGGTGAAACATAGACGCCTGCGGTCGTGCGTCTTTGTTCTACGATCTCCTCAAACACGCGAGAGACCGCAGACCGCATTTCTACGATATCTTCAACTGATGCGTCTTCACTCACTCTTAGATCACCACAAGTTGAAGGTCGTCGTCACCACTGATCGCGTCGGCACTGGCTAGCCCAAGTGCCATCACGAGCGCGATGATCGCGTCGATCCTGCCGGTGCTGTGCCGGCTTGCCTTCACGAACTTTATGTTGCCGGCTTCGTCCGACTTTGCCGTCACGTTTGACGCCTGCCACGCCAAACACGGGTTTCCCCCGTATCTGAGCAGACCTTTGCACACGAGTTGCTCTAAAAACTTAGAGGGCGAACTCATGCTGGCGTATCCCTGCCCAAATGCTTTCACCGCCACCGACTCAGCCGAAAGCTGGCTAATGATGTGGGCGGCATTCCACCTATCAATGGCTACACCCTCGACGGCATTCTCTTCGCAGAAGCGGAGAATGTAGTCTCGGACGACATCGTAATCAGTAATATCTCCTTCTGTTAGTGTAACAAATCCGGCCCTGCTCCATTCCCTATACGGCACACGATCCTGCTTTTCTTTCTGTTCGGCGATCTCCTCGGGGATGAAAACCATCGAGTGGACGTCGAATGTTCCGTCTGGCAGGCCATCATCATCAAGGCCAGGCCAGACGGCCGTGAAGGCCGTTGTGTCTTGATTACTCGACAAGTCGACGCCGCAGTAGCAGGGTCTTCCCGCTGCTGGACGTAGCTCTCCGTCATTTTTCTCAAACTGCCCAGTCCTGAAGAACTTGTTTTCGCTCTGAACCCACTGATTGAGGTGCAGCGTTCTGTAGACGATCTCGTCTGACATGCTCTCGCGAGCCCGACTGATCATCTGCTGGAAGTAATCAGGCTTTGTCGTGATCCCATAATTTGGATTGCAGGCTCTCGCCGTCTCGATATCAAAGGGGTCTGCGTCCTTCGGGGCTGCGTAGATACAGGGGAGAAACGTCTCGTCTTCCAAGACGCCGTCGCGTATCTTCTCCGCTCGCTCCCAGTCCTTGTAGCAGGGGCCGAGCATGTCAGTCCCGGCAGTGGTGACATACACGACCAGCGGCTGAGACCGGGCTCCCATGCCTGTCTCGAGCACATCGACGAGCTCTCTGTTCTTAAAGACGTGGTATTCGTCAACCAGGCAGCACGATGGGTTGTAGCCATGCTTTGTGCCGGCCTCGCTGGAGATGCAGATGATTGATGAGTTTGTCTCTGGGATGACGATTGAGTTTCGATAGACCTTGGCTCGCTTCGAGAGGGCAGGGCAGGACTCCAGAAGCTGCTTGGCAGCGGTGTGCATCAGGCTTGCCTGACTCCGGTCGCCGGCCGCAACGATCACCTCGGCTCCGATGTCGTCGAAGAAGCCCATGTAGAGGGCGAGGGCCGCTGCCATCTGGGTTTTGCCAGATTTACGCGGGAGGGCTAGCAGACTGCGACGATACTGACGCAGACCATCGGCATTCTTGGTATTCAAGAGCCGATCGAAATACTCGGACTGCCACGGTTGCAGCAAGAATGGCTGCCCAGCGAAGTCGCCGCGGGAGTGCTTGAGATGCGAGACGAAATCTCGAATATCAACGCTCAATGTCAACCGCTACGTTTGTTGAAGAGCTCTTCTGCCGGATCGGCCTCAACCTTTGTAGCGTTGTAGCCGAGCCGAGTGCGGTCTGATGGTGTCAAACCGAGAACAGCCTCAAGGTGCCTCAGTTGATCGCCACAGTCTTTTGCTTGGGCGGCAACGCCACAGGCACGGGTGAACCGCAGGCTGCCGTCGTTGTTTGTGACCTCGACATGGGTCAGATCGAGTTCTTGGAGTTTCTGGGCTGCAAACTCCCACTGAGTGTAGACAACAGCGTATCTGGTAATGACGTTGCCATCGCTCTCGGCCAGCGTCCCCATCCGCTCCATCCACTCGACGACGTTGCCAAAGATTTCCTTGGCCCTCGGCTTTAGCCATGGTGGAGGTTCCATCGACGTCGGCTTAGTGCCCAGTTCCTCCCGATTCTTGGCATGCTTACTGCCTCGAAGCTGGAGTATATGTTTCGGCGTTGGTGGTCGGCCTTTCATACCTGCCATTGTTGCAGATTTGTATATCGCCACGCAACTCGATCGGGTAACGCTTTATTTCTGTCTCTTATACACATCTCCGAGCCCACGAGACGTAGAGGAATC